AAAACCATTCTTCACCATCACTAAACTCTAAAACTTTGTCCTGGCTGTTAAATCGTAATCCACCTTTTAAAGGAGCAGGGCGTTGTGCATTTAAACCTCCAGGTAATCTTAAACTTCGTGCAAGTCCATCGTCTCCTAGGATTACTGCTACGTTATCTCCAACTTTTAGGTCACCGTTTGTATCGACCACCACAGCATCATTAAAAACACTTATGCCGCCATAGGTTTCACCATCACCGACAAACACTTGTTTTAATTCTGTGTCGTAAATAATTTCGCCTTTGAGAGGTACAAATTTTAGTCTTTCTGCTGTTGTACCTCGGCGTAAAAGGATACTACCTAATTCTGCCATCTATTAATTCCTATTCGGGTTATAGTCTGGATTAGGCACATATGTAGCTGTACCTTCTTTAGGTAGTAGTCCTCCGTTTTGATAATTTACACTTTGCGCAAATGATCCTCCGTCCACTTGTACAAAAGATGTAGCATTGCCATAGACAAGTTTACCGCCTTCTACAGCTGATCTAGTAAAAAGATTTGTTTCATCAAATGGGGCACCACGATATAAAGTCATACTATACATCCTCTTATGATGTATTTATCGTTGACTTTATTAGGTTTAAGAAAGAGCTATACCTGTGGTGCTTTGCACATATTGCTTGCTAATTTCTTCTTCTGTTTTAGCAATACAACTTACTGCGTTTGATTGCAGTACAAATTTAGAATTTGCAGATACACTAAACATGAAAGGTGCTAGACCTAAACCAGTTTGTTGAGCAATAAGGACCATTGGTTTATGCACTGTGTATCCTTTTGCATCTTCTGCTTCTAAACGTCCAATAATTTCTTCACCTGAAGTTAGTTTAAAACTTACATTATCGCCTACTTTGTAGGGAGTTTCAATTAACATTATAAACTGTATCCTGTTCCGTTATAATTAGTATCTTCTAAATAGCCTGCAAGGTTTTCATACCCGCCTATTTTTTGTCCATTTACCACAATTTGTGGAAATGTACGTGCTTCAGGAAACTCTTGTAAAACTTCCTCACGCTCAAAGTCTACACCAAGTTGCCTGTATTCATACGATAATTTACGCATTTCACATAATCTTTTTGCTGCCTCGCAATGCGGACATTGTGGTTTACCCCATATTTGTATCATAAACTAAATCCTTTTAACATATTTTTATCGACATCTTGTTTTATTCCGCCAATAACATAGCTTTCAACTTCTGTTTCTTGTGGAGCAACTTGAAGTCCGCTACTACTTAGCCAATGCTGTGTCCATGGTAAAGGATTTGTGTTTACTGGAGCATCAAAAATAGCATTAAAGCCTAAAGCCTTAAGACGTCTATTGGCAATATATTCCACGTACTGATGTAAAAGTGTAGAGTTTAGTCCAATCATTGATCCGTCTTTAAACAAATAGTCTGCCCAGTCTTTTTCTTCCGCCACACATTCGCGCCATAGGTTATAAACATCTTCTTCACATTCTTTTGCAATCTTGGCCATTTCAGGATCATCTTTACCTTGAGCCCATAGTTTCAATACATGTGTTGAAAGTGCCAAATGCTGTGCTTCATCCCTAGCAATAAGACTAATAATCTTAGCACTACCTTCCATTAGCTTTAGTTCTCCAAAGCCAAATGTACAAGCAAAACTCACATAGAAGCGAAGACCTTCAAGAATATTAACAGTCATCATCGCGAGATATAATTTTTTCTTAACCTCTTTAAGACTACCTTCTTTGCGATGGAAGTATGCATCTGACGCTGCATTAAACTCGTCATAGTATTTTGTAACACTTTGCGCACGAGCCAAAATTTTATCATCATCAAGTATAGTATCAAATACTTCACTGGGGTCAGCATAAATGTTCTTCATAATGTGTGTATAGGAACGGCTGTGTATAGTTTCAAAAAAGTCCCAAGTTACAATGCAGCCTTCCAGTTCAGGTATACTTACATGAGGAAGGAAAGACAAACAAGGTCCACGTCCTTGTACTGAGTCAAGCAGTGTTTGATACTTGAGATTGGCGGTAAAGATGTGCTTCTGCTCTGGACGGAAGTTTGCATAGTCTGCTCTATCTTTTTGCAAACTTACTTCTTCAGGCCGCCAAAAGTAACCAAGCATAGTTTGATTTAATTTATCGAACACAGGAAATTTAAATGTGTCGTATCTTTGGGTGTTTTGTTCTGCACCAAAAAACATATTCTGCTTTGTAAAGTCTACTTTTTCTTTGTTAAAAACTGTTCGAGACATACTTGTTCCTTATTTTTTGTATACTATACTAAATTTTATTAGGGTTGTCAACCTTAAATTGCGCATGCTTCGCACATTTCGTCATTTTCTTTATCATCGCTAAAGCCATTAAGGATTACTTCCACAGGCTTTTCTTCTACTAATTCGCTAGGATCTTCCTTGTAATCGTATGTGTTTTGATAGTAAGAAGTTTTCCATCCTAACTTGTATGTAGTCAATAAATCGTTTATCATTTGACTCATTGGCACTTCATTATTTTCATAGTGTGTAGGATTGTAACTCCAGTTGCCTGAAATAGCCTGATCGAAAAACTTTTGCATCACCGCAACAATTTTGATGTAACCTTCGTTGCTAGGCATGTCCCACAGCAAGGTGTAGTGTTGCTTAAGACTTTGATATTGTGGAACAATCTGTTTAAGGGGGCCCTTTTTGCTTTTCTTAACGGACAGGTATCCTCTAGGTGGCTCGATTCCGTTTGTTGCGTTCGACACAACGGAACTGCTCTCCGAAGGCATTTGTGCGGACAATGTGCTGTGCCGTAACCCGAATTGTTTAATATTGTTGCGTAAAGATTCCCAATCATAATTTAACTCATTTGCTACTATAGTGTCAACATCCTTTTTATATGTATCAATAGGAAGAATGCCGTCGCTGTATTTAGTACGTCCAAAAGCGTCACATGCACCGCGTTCTTTAGCAAGTGTGTTAGATGCTTTTAGTAGATAGTATTGGAAAGCTTCTGTTAGGTCATGTACAAGTTTCCATGCTGTCTCGTCACCATAATTGGCATGATTCTTTGCAAGATAATGTGCTAGACCAATGTAGCCAATTCCTAAAGAACGACGAGCTTTAGTTGAAATCTCGGCTGCCTTGATAGGATAGCGTTGATAATCAATTATTTCTTCCAATGCTCTTACTGCAAGATCACACAATTCTTCTAAGTCATCTAAGGTTCTAATAATTCCTACATTGATTGCACTTAGGATACACAGAGCAATTTCTCCATTTTCATCGTCAATGTGTTGTAGTGGTTTTGTAGGTAGTGTAATCTCTTGGCACAAGTTACTCATATAAACAGTGTCTTTGAAACTGCTGTGTGTGTTAGCGTGGTCTACATTCATAATATAAATGCGACCTGTTTCTGCACGTTCTTTGATAAGTGCTGAGAACAATTCCATTGCATCAATGCGCTTTTTCTTAATGCTAGTAGCACGTTCGTATTTTTCGTATAGTTCTTGAAACACTGCTGGATCGCCAAAGTATGCTTCGTATAATCCTGGTACATCATGTGGCGAGAAAAGAGTAATTTCTCCACCAGCTAACAATCTTTCATACATTGTTTTATTAAGTTGGATTGAGTAGTCTAGTTTGCGTACACGGTTGTCTTCTGTACCTTTGTTATTTTTCAGTACAAGAATGTCTTCAATCTCTTGATGCCAAAACGGGAAATGTGTAGTGGCACTGCCGCCTCTTACTCCATTTTGTGTGCAACATCTTACTGTGCTTTCAAATTTCTTTAGAAACGGAATGATTCCTGTATGGGCAACTTCTCCTCCTCGGATTTTTGAGTTAACTCCTCTAATGCGTCCTGCATTGATTCCGATGCCTGCCCTTTGCGCTGTGTAGCGGCCAATGGACATATCGCTGGCAAAGATGCTATCAAGTGTGTCGTCGCTATCAACAAGAACGCAGGAGGCAAACTGGCGCACAGGAGTGCGTACTCCGGCCATGACCGGGGTTGGAATGTTGATTTTAAAAAGTGAGGTCGCATCGTAGTATCTCCTTACATAATACATTCTATTTTCAGCAGGATAGTTTGCAAATAGAGTTGCTGCAATCATCATGTACATATATTGTGGTGTTTCGAATAAGTCTCCAGATGATCTATCCTGTACAAGGTATTTGTCTACAACTTGACGTAGGCCTGCGTAGGTAAAGTTTTCATCACGCTTGTGGTGTATATAACTATCCATGCGATCAATTTCTTCGTCAGTGTATTTCTCTAATATTTCTGAATCGTAAACACCCCTGTCTATATTTTGTCTAATCATATCGCGCAAAGGAATAGTTTGAAACTGGCCAAAAACTTGCTTATACAAACCATAAGTTAATAGTCTAGCTGCTGCAAATTGATAGTTAGGATTATCTAAAGAAATCAAATCGTTTGCAGAACGAACAAGAATTTCTTGTATTTCTGAAGTGCTCATGCCATCATAAAATTGTAAATTAGCGTTCATTTCAATTTGGCTGCTACTAACACCTGCTAAGTTTTTACAAGCTTCTTCTACAACAAAGTGTATTTTTTCAATGTTTAGTGATTCTCTGCGGCCATCGCGTTTTACAATTTTTATACCATTTGACATGTTCTTTTCCTTCTTGTTATAGGTTATTTATTGAAGTGGATCTAGTGTATAGACTGTTTGCGATACAAAACTTTGTGGCAATTCGCTCCTATCTATACATGTATTATTCCATCCTAAAATATGATTATTTACAAATAGCAGATAGTATTGTTCTTTACTGTCCCTATCTATACCAATATGTATCTCAAAATTTGACCCCTTAAAGCGTTCAGTTAACTGTAAAGAATACGCCATTCCTAGTACAATACAGAACTGGCAATAT